TTATCTGAAAGTACTAACGGAGCGTCTGAAGCCTACAAAGTATTTTTAAAATACAAGGGCGCTTCTCAAGCATCTAAAACTGTATACAGTCACGTTACTGGTTTGAGAAACGTAATTGGAGGCGCACAGTTTGCTATAGCTAATGGAGACTTAGCCGCATTTAATCCTCTTTCTAAAAATAGAGGACACATGAAAGTTCTGTGGAATCAAATGGATAGTAAAGGAGACAAAGAATTAGATAGTGTATATGCAAAATTTGTAGACTTAGGTGTTATCAATACAAACATAAAAATTAATCAGTTTAAAGAATTAATAAAATTGTCTTCTAAAGATTTTGGAACTGCTAAAGTAACTAGTCTTATTAAAAATAATCGGTTGTTGCGTTTTATGGAAGACTCGTACATGGCTACAGATGACTATTTTAAAATGTCAGGTTTTATGACAGAACTAGATACTTTAAAAAGGGCAAAGCCGAACTCTTCTATAGATGTTTTAGAACGCGAAGCCGCTGACATTGTTCAAAACACTATTCCTAATTACGATAGAGTTGCTAAAGGCTTAAAAAAATTAAACTATCTTCCAATAGGTAATTTTATTTCGGTCCCTGCTGAAATAGCTAGAACTAGCTATCATATTGTTAAACAAGCAAGTAAAGAACTTAACTCAGGAAACACTGTATTGCGGAATAGAGGTCTTAAAAGAATGGCGGGTTTTACTACTGCTATGGTAGGAGTAGGAGAAGCATCTAAACTTTCCGCAGATTTATTAGGTTGGACAGAAGAAGAAAGAATAAACCATACAAAAATAGCTGAAGGTAAGTTTGATAAAAATAGTAATTTTATTTGGTATCGAAAAGAAAACGGAGATATTTCAAAAGTTTCTACTAAATATTTAGACTCTTATAATACTATAAAAGAACCTGTTCTAGCAGTTCTGGATAGAATTATAGAAGGAGAGCTTCGTGGCGAACAGCTTGATGACTATCTTTTAAAAGCGGCTTTTGATGGAGCCTTTACTTTATCAACTCCTTTTATTACACAGTCTATCGCAACTAAAGCCGCGGGCGATGTTTTAACTGCAATGGCTAGTCCTGAAGGAAGAACTTTGGGCGGTAAAATATTGTTTCCACCAAGCGATTCAACAGGCGAAAAAATTATAACTGCGTTTACTCAGCTATACAAGTCTGTCGAACCCGGAACTGTAACAAGCGTTTTAAAACTTACAGATTATGTAGATGCTTACACGGGTGAAGAAGAAGAAAAGCTAGGCCCAGTTAATAAACATGCTCTTATCGCTAATTTTTCAGGCATAAAGTTTACTAATCACGATCCTGACTCTCAGATGGGTTTTGCTATTTCAGATTATAATAAAAAAGTACGTTCTAATATTAAATCTTTTTATAAGGTTGGCGAAGACTCTTCTGTTTCAATGCTTGAAAATTATGTTGCTCGTCAAAGTAAAAATTATGAGTATCAACAAGAGTTGTTTGAAAAAGTAACTGCTTATTCTTCATTGTACGGGAGGTATAAAACTTTAAGCATGTTAAAAGAAAGCGGCTTATCTCGACCTGCATCTTTAAGTATTTTAAAAGGAGAATTTAAACCAACTGCTCCTCCAGTAATAGATGAAAGGCTTGAAAAAGTTTTAAAAGCTTCTAAGCCTGAAGATGCAAACATATATCGCGAACTTTTTCAAACTAAAAGAGAGTATAAATCTGTGTTTGAAGCTTTAAAAGATCTTACACTTTACGGCGAGGCAACTTTAAATCCTTTTGATTTAGAAGAAGAAACAGTTGAAAGACTAAGTAAAGCCACAGGCGGCGAAGTATCTACACCTGTGCCTAATGCACCATCAGAGCCTGACGAGCGTATCAATAAAGTCACAGGCTTACCATATAACGAAGGTGCAGGAACTGCATACATGGATACGGATGATCCTCTAAGAGTTTTAAGCATGGCGGCGGGCGGTAGAGTTAAAAAATCTGAAGGAGGAGGAGAATACGTTGTACATTATGGCAGAGATGCTGTTAATGAAGTAGTGGAAAGAGAAGGCGCACTAACTCCTGAACAAGAGTATGTTATTGAACACGAAGGGTTTGTTGATGGCGAGTATAAAGATACTAAAGGCATTGTAACAAGCGGTGTAGGCCAGACAGGCGAATTTATAGGTCGGTCTTTTAAAGAAACATACGAAGGGCAACAGAAAAGAGTTAAAGAAAAGATTCCTAATTATGATAACCTTTCTGAAAAGAAACAAAAAGCTTTAATGTCTTTAGGATATAGAGGCGATATGAAAAAAGATTATAGCTGGGTTAAACTTTTTAATAGCGGAGAGTATGACAAAGCCGCTATAGAATTATTAAATCATAAAGAGTATCTCAAGTATAAAAAAATTGCTAGAGAAGGCGGGGATGTCAGCGGCATTATAGGTCGATTAGAAGAAGCTTCAGAGTTTATTAAAGATTAATATGGGTTTTCCCTTTGAAATAATTACAATGCTTGGCTCTACTGTTCTTAGTGGAGTCATGAGTGTGTGGGCAGAAAGCCGCGCGGCCAAAGCAGATCAACAGAAGCTTCTTATAACTCGCGGTGAGTTTGAAATGAAGGCTGTCAAGGCCGCAAGGAACGTAAAGGATAAAGGCTTTCAGTGGACACGCAGAATTATTGCGTTGTCTTCAGTGTTCGCTATTGTAATTTTACCTAAGTTAGTAGCTGTATATTATCCTACAGTAGATGTTACTGTGGGCTACACAAACTTTCATCCGGGATTTTTATTTCTTACTGAAGGAAAAGATGTGTTTGAATGGATAACTTTCCAAGGCTTAGTAATAACACAGCTAGACACTAACCTAGTATCAGCTATTATAGGCATGTATTTTGGTGGTAGCTTAGTGAGTAAAAAATAATGAATCCAAAAACTGGAATGGAGATACTTGAAACTGTTGGAATTCCTGCGGCGTTTGCTATTGGATTAGGTTATCTTGTATGGACATTATTTAAACATTTGATTGCAGACGTACATAAAAAGCTAGATGCTCAACACGGGATGATAGTTGCGCTTATAGACAGAGTAAGACAGATGGACAATGACATGATAAGAATAGACTCTATGGTAAGAACTGCTATGGGGATTCAAGTGGACGTAGATAGGATAGCAAGAGCAGATGGAAAGAAAGATCAGAGGAAAGATTAAATTGAAACCTACATTTAGAAGTTATAAGACTATACGAAACTGTTGGCTTTGTTTAGTCTTCTGGTCTTTTTTTGTAGTTATGTGGTCGGGCTATACTTTAGCAGACCAGATGACGCACAAGTTTAAAAGCCCTAGCTTTAACGGCATCAACACATCCAGTCACTATTTAACTATTGAGAACCAAGAGTTTAATCGGAAGGCTGATATAGCCGCAGAAATAAAAGCGTATCAAGAAGAGCTTGAGCGGGACGCAGAGAACACTACGCTTGCAAGGTTTATACGCAACTTAGAATCACGCATCTACGCAGAGCTTAGCCGCCAACTAGTTAATAACCTGTTCGGCGAGACAATGAGCGAGTCAGGAATACTAGAGCTAGAAGGAAATATTATAGAATATTTTACTGATGGCGATTTCATAACCCTAATTATAACGGATGCTGATGGAAATTCGACAACTATTACTTTGCCTATCGGTTCTTTTACTTTCTAGTTGTTCGGTATTTGACCAGTTTGAAGATACTCTTAGTCAAAGATTTGAAGCTAATGATGTAGTAAAGATAGAACAACTACAATCACAGAGCCTTATGAATGCATTACCTCCCAAGGTAAAGCCTATTGTTGCTGTGTACCCTACATCATTTACAGACCAGACAGGCCAAAGAAAAAGCAATAGCTCCTTTGCGCTGTTCTCTACGGCGGTCACACAACAACCAAGCGCCCTGTTAATACGGGCCTTGAAACACGCAAGTAATGGAAAGTTCTTTAGAGTTGTTGAGCGCGTAGGCTTAGATAACTTAACAAAAGAAAGGCAGTTAATCAGGTCTGCGCGAGAACAAATGCCTGACGGAACTGTAACTAAAGCAGTACCACCCCTGTTATTTGCAGGTGTGTTGCTAGAAGGTGCAGTAATAGCGTATGACACAAACTTAACTACGGGTGGCATAGGCGCTAGGTACTTAGGTATAGGGAAAAGCGTACAGTACAGAGAAGATAATATCACCGTGTCCTTGCGTATGGTGTCAGTAGCTACAGGTGAAATACTTGTAGAAGTTATGAGTCAAAAAACAGTGTTTAGTTATGGACAATCAGATGATGTTTTTAAATTTATAGAAATGGGTACGGAGCTTATTGAAATAGAAGCAGGTAACTCGCGCAATGAATCAACAACAATAGCGTTGATGAAGGCAGTAGAGGGAGCCGTACTAGAGTTGATAAACATTGGATACAACAGAGGGTTTTGGACTTATGAAACAGATAAATAAAATGGTAGTAATTTTAAGCTTTGCCTTGAGTGGTGTTGCTTACGGTGCTGACAACGAAATATACATTACGCAAGCGGGCGCTACGGCGAACATAGATATAGAGCAACTAGGTATATCTAACCTTATTGGTGGTCTTGGTTCAACAGCAGGAAGCTTAACAGCCCTTGATCTAGACGGCACTAGCATGACCCTCGACATCAACATGATTGGAGCTACGAATAAATTCTTTGGTGACATATGGGCAGATAGCTTTACGGGTAACTACAACTTTACGGGTTCAACCAATCTGTTTACTATTCAAGTAGATCCCTCAAACACTTACGGAGCCGACAGTTCAAATCACTTAGTAAACGTAACGGGAGCCAGCAACACCTTTACGTTAAACCAAGGCACTTCTGCTTTAGCGGCAACACTAGACTTAGATTGGATTATACAGGGTTCAAACAACACAATAACGTCTAACATTAACATTGATGGTGCTACTAACTATGTTGATATTGATGGTAGTGATAATACTCTTACCTATACGGGGAGCGGTGTGACAGCTTCAGCAGGAGGTTACTTCTATCTTGATCAAACAGGCGGTAGCCGGACTTTTAACATACAGCAACTGAGTACACAAGATAATGACTGGCTTAAAATTACTTCGATTGGCAGTTCTGGTACTGTGTGTGTCATTCAAAATGACCAAGGTACAGGCATCGGTTGCTGATATAGGTGGAGTCTCTGAAGTCTTTGGAACTGCACAGATTAAAAGAGGCTCAGAAAAAAAAGATGCAGATTTAGATTTCTCTATACAATCTAATGACGAAGCCTTTACTACCAACGGAAGAATGGCACTTACTTTCCTTGATGATTCTACAGTAAGGTTGACCGAACACTCGCAGTTAACCATAGATGAATATGTCTATGATCCTGACCCAAGCAAAGCAAAGATGGCGCTTACCTTTGGGCTAGGCACAGCAAGGTTTATTAGCGGCAAGCTAGGAAAGATTGACAAGCGCCGCATTAAGCTCCGCACCCCAGTGGCCGATATTGCAATTCGCGGGACAGACTTTACTGCGACAGTAGACGAGCTAGGACGTAGCCTTATTATCCTGTTGCCCGATCAGTATGGAGTCTCTAGCGGAGAAATAGAAGTTGTAACTGCGATGGGTAGTGTGTTGCTAAACAAGCCTTACGAAGCTACAACGGTGTCTGTGTTTGAGTCAGCCCCATCTAAGCCTGTAATACTGGACTTAACATTAGACTTTATTGACAACATGTTAATCGTTACACCGCCCAAGAAAGAAGTAGTAATTGCAGAAGAACAAACAGCCAAGACTGCAAACATATTAGACTTTAATGATCTAGACATAGACTATCTTGCAGAGGACTTTTTAGCCGCTGACAACTTAGAGTTCACAGAACTAGATATAAACTTCTTAGATGTTAATTACCTAGAAGATATGTTAAATATTTTAGATGCGCTAGGCATAGCAGAAGAAGAAGATAGACTAGCTCAAGTATCAGGCGTAACAGTTACAGGCACAGCACTAGGATCAGATCCGTCAACACAGATAACAACACTTATTTCAGGGCCAACCATAAGCCTAATAAGGGGAGTAAGTGAGTTTACGCGCTTAGATTTAAACACTGTAGGTGGTTACACGGTTATATTAATACAAGATGGAGTCTCTAATACTATAAAGATTAACGGCGGTGACTCAACAATAAGAATAGTACAGGGCGGGTAATGAAGAAACTAATTATAGGTCTTGTTGTTGCACTGTTATTCTCAGTTTTAATATACCAGCCCACAGCGGTTGAGATTTTAAAGCTTAGAACCTTTGATGCCCTTGTACAAACAGAGGAACCAACAGGCAACATAATTCTGTTACACCTCACTGAGTCTGACATACACAAAGGTGGCGGTTGGCCGTTTCCTAGAGAGCGTCTAGCTGATATACATGTAGACCTATTGAATGCCGGAGCCGCTTCAGTATCGTGGGTTGTTGTGTTCAGCGAGCCTGACAGGTTCGGAGGTGACGAAGTATTTGCAGAAGCGTTGTCCTATTACCCTAGTGTCATTGCTATGTTTGAGACTGACGGCTACAAAGAGATTCCTAAGACTGAAGGCACAGTAATACTAGGCAAAGATACGGGCGGTATAAAAGCTCAAGGGGTTACGCAGAACATCCAAGCCCTTAGAGATGTGTCGCTTCAAGGAATTGTGTCAGCCCCTGTAGATGTTGATAGCTTAGTGCGGCGTATGCCACTACTGATGCGAAGTCCTAATGGTTGGATAGCAAGCTTCGGCACACAGCTACTTAAAGCTGTTACAGAAACAAGCACATATGTTATCAAGACAAATCATGATGGCATACAGGAGATAAGAGTCAAACAACTAAACCCTATCCCAACTGATAGTGGTGGTAGAGTGTGGGTAAACTGGGTTAAAACAGACAGCACTTCTTTACAGGCTATGGATGTAGAAGGCAAGATGGTAATCATAGGGACTACCGCTAAAGGAATATTGCCGCAGGTAGCTACACCAGCAGGGTTACTGTACCCGCACGAGATACAAGCGGCGCTAGTTGAAACAATTCTACACGCCTCTAGTAAGCCGATGCCAATGATACCACCTACAGCGGTGTTATATGAGGCAGTGGTATTACTGCTTGGTGTTTTACTAGTGTTCGTAGGTCTTAATTACTTCGGAGTCTACATAGGTTTAGGGTTATCGCTAGGTGTTATGTCCGGCACTGCACTGCTAGGGGTTTATCTTATACGGCAGGGAGTTTTGATTGATGTCACATGGTCGCTGATCTCTGAGTTTGTAGTTGCTAGTGTTACATTTTATTTAAATTATAAAGAACAATACAAGCTAAGACAACAGATTAAGAAGCAGTTTGAACACTACTTAGATCCACGGCAGGTTAAAAGACTGCAAGATAACCCCGAATTACTACGTTTAGGGGGTGAAAAACGGTACTGTACGTTCCTGTTCACTGATGTTCGTGGGTTCACGGCCCTGTCAGAGAGTGTAACGCCCGAAGAAGTAACGTATATAATGAATAAAGCCCTTACTGCACAGCAATCAGCAGTTTCAAAATTTTCAGGTTGCGTAGATAAATACATCGGAGACGCAATGATGGCAATATTCGGTGCGCCCCTAGACTTAGAAGGCCACGAAGACAAAGCCATAGAGTGTGCTAAACAGATAGCAATAAACATGGAAGAGTTGAACGTAGAGTTTGCGGCTAAAGGATTACCGCCTATCAAGATTGGCATAGGTATTAACAGCGGCGAGGCAATCATAGGTAACATGGGATCAGAGCAACGCTTTGACTATACAGCCATAGGGGACGCAGTAAACATTGCGGCTAGGCTTGAGTCAGGTACTAAGGCGGCAGGTGTAGATGTGTTGATAGGGTTCAGTACTAGGAAAGGTTCTAGTATTAAGTTAAAACCTTTGTCACCGATTGAAGCTAAAGGTAAAGCACAAAAGTTAAAAGTATACACTCTCAACTAGGAGTCATTATTATGGCTTACAGTGAAAAAGTTATAGATCATTATGAAAACCCAAGGAACGTAGGCCAGTTAGACGAGACATCTACAAATGTCGGCACTGGAATGGTAGGCGCTCCCGCTTGCGGCGATGTAATGCGTCTGC